CAGTACTTACAGATAGCAGCGGAAATATTATTAGCGAAAATTATGTAACAGTATCTGAAGAAACGAATATTTATGGTGACGTAACTACTGTCTCAGTAGTTACAGACGCTAGTGGTAACGTAATAAGTGAAACAACTGTTACCGAGAAAACAAATGCTGATAATTCTGTAACAACCGAAACAGTTGTTACCGATTCTTCGGGTGTTACCATGACAACAGCAGAAACTGTTAAGAAGAATAATAATGGAACAACAACTGTAACCACTGAGACAGTAATAAAAAATGCGGATAACACAAGTAAAGAAGTTATCGTGATAATTACATACAATCTTGATGGTTCGATTGCAAATACAATAACAGAAACAATTTATAAAGATTCAAATAATAATATTTTACCCAATAATGTATTAAATATTAGAAAGATAGGAGAAACTGTTGAATATGTATTTACAAATTTTGATGTTGAAGGTAGAAAATTAGCAGGAATACATTTGACTTTTGAAGAAAATATTATAGATAATTCTATAATTATACCTGATAATTGGTATTATGCTGTTAAAGAAAATAACATGATCTTATATACATCAGTTGTAAATGCATTATTATCAAGTGATTGGAGTAATTTAGTTAATCTAGGACATATTAATTATTTAAATTTTTTGGTAAATGCTTCAAATGCTGTTGATGATAACGCGGAATGGATTGAGATGGAAGATATCTTAATTACTGACCGCCAACCAGAACCAGAACCACAACCAGAGCCAGAACCAGCTCCGGAACCACAACCAGAGCCAGAACCAGCTCCGGAACCTCAACCAGAACCAGAACCAGAACCAGAACCAGAACCAGCGCCAGAACCAGAACCACAACCAGAACCCGAACCCGAATACGTAATTGAATATACTGTAAAAATATGGTCTGAGTCGGTCGCGAACGGCGGATATCGTTTAGTTTCAAATCATTTTTGGATAGAGGATGTAGATAGCGGTCAATTTATAGATGTAGTTGATACAGGCACTCTCGCCAACAACGGCGAAACCGTTTACTTAACAGATGGTCGTCAAATTGCTCAATACGCCACAGAGGGTGACCCATATGTCTTGTATTTTAATAGCTTTCATGATGTTGTAAATATGAAAATACGTAGCCAGCTGACAGGTGCAGTTGCTGGGGGATATTATCTCCGATTAAGTGTCGAAAAAAATAGTATTGACAAAGAAATATATAGATCAGAACCAATTAATATTAGTTCACCCTTTGATGAATATGATATTTCTGGAAATGTTCCTGGCCAAAATTTGATGCCTTATCCCGTGGACGACGATGGAAACCGGGACGGGTCCTGGGGTTTGAAAACATTACAAGTTAATTTGGATGAATGGACGTCTACAAGTGTAGTAAAAGCCCCATTTGATTATGGTGAAGGTATAGCATATGCGGGGCGCATTGCTGTATATGATAATATTGTAGTTGTTGGTGCTACCAAAGTTGTTTTTGTATATACTGTTAGTGATGATGGACGTTCAAACATATTAGTAGCTACTTTACAGATAAGTGACGCCGACGCAGCAGATCTGAATATGTCTGACGGAGAGGATATTGGATTTGGTAAATACGGTTTAGATATTAAGAAAAATATAATTTGTGTTGGATGTCCTTTGGTGACAATAAGTGGACACGGACAAGGATGTGTTTTCGTATACAGATATAATGACGATGAAATATATAGTACTTGGGAAAGAGATTCGATAATATATAATCCTGATGCTAGTGGAATTGATGGAGTAGCGGTCGCTGGTATCGGACAGAATTTTGGTGATAATCTGACTATACATGAGTCTGGTAATTCATTTGTTGCGCGTACGAAACCATACGGTGGTGGTGGTGGATTATATGTATTTGATTATATTGACTCAGCGTGGACATATGGTATTAAGTTAGAAAATTCAACAGATTGGTCTAGTCTCCTGGCCGGCGCGGGAGATGATACATACAACTGGGGTTCTTATAATAATGGACTTGTATATTCTGATAATGTTGATTCAAAGATAATAATAGCATCACATCAAATTTCCGATGTTATTGGAGTATGGAAGTATGATACTAGTGGAAGTAATGTGTGGTATAATAGCAAAATTTTCACTGCATACAGTAATTCTCGTGTAAGTTATAGTAAAGAAGATGGAAAAATTGCATGTACAACGAGAAATTCAAGTTTAACTACTGATAATTATATTGTGATTTATAAGGAGACATCTACTGAATGGGAATTAGAACATACAATTAATTGTCCAGATTTCGAAAACACAAATTCCGATTCCGATCACTTCGCAGTCAGAATTCTTTTTGAAAAAGATAAATTAATAGTTGTTGATTCAACAGGGGGAGAGGATGAGTATGGGATAGTTTATTATTTTACTTATGTATCAGAAATAGATGCGTCGGGCTCTTGGATATGTCAAGATATATTATATGCGCCAATATTTGTTGAAGACACTTCAGATTGGGGTGAACAAGGAATTGCTTGGAATGTTGAAAAGAATCTATTATATGTTGGCTGTGAAGATGATACAGAAAGAATGTTTGTATACAAAATATCAAGATTTAATGAATTTCTACAAGAAAAATCGATAGTATATCTAGATTTTACAACAAAACATCCATATGAATTTTATGATACGTCTTTTAATGAAACCGTCCTCGGCGGCTCGCAAAGGGCTAACATATCATGTATTACAAATAAAGCATTTAGACATCCTTACAACATTTCACCTGGAAATAATGTATCTTATGATGATGGTGTTATTATAATAGGGACTTTGAATGGAAATGTTTCGTATGACAGTGATATGAAAGCATTAAGAATGGGATACAATGGAATTATAGATTTGGAAAAAACTGTTATAGGAGATTCATTAACATTTGTTTTTGATATAAATATAAATAGTTCTGAAATAGATAGTTCCGGCTGTACTATTTTTGATATGCGTCATGATAGTAATAGCGATATAGATTCATTACAAATACAAATAGACCCAGCACAATGGATGGTTGATTCGGATTGGACTGGATATAGTAATAATATATTATACGTAACAATATGCGATAGTAGCGGTCATAAAACACATATTTATTATCCAAAATATGAAATACCAACAAATGTTTGGTTACATATTGCTATTGCAATAGATGGTACTAACGGACCGTCTTTATATGTAAATGGAATTTATAAGGGGGGTGGAACAAATGATAGTTCTGGAAATATTGTAGGAGATATACTTATATCAAATACGTCACAACCATCTACAACAGATATGGTGGATGCATCAGCGGTCACAATGTATGTAGCTAAAATAAGTCGAACAATTAATTATATTGGTGCAAATTATCTGGTTGAACATGGTATTGAATGTTTAATAAAACAATTTTTAATATTCGACTATGCATTGGATGAGGATGATAATATAAGTCTATATTCTTCAATCAAGTCATATTCTGATGTAGATATGTGTGTATTAGAAGTGCATAGAGATATACAAACGGGATATGCTTGGCAATACGCGAATGTTAACGTATCTTTCGATAATGTTCCAAATAAACATTATAATTTATATCTTGAAAGGACTAGATTAATGACAGGCGAGTCGACATTTTTAACGTCTCAGGCTGGAGTATTAATAAATTCCGATTTTAAAGACAGCGCGGGGAAATCGGCCCGTGGAATGTTTGGTAATTTTGCTCGATTTTACATTTCACATGAGAAAGGTATTGTTCATAATGCAAATGTTTTAATCAGCACCTCCGTGGCATTCTCGTGGTTTTCTAGTTCTGAAATATTTATATATGATACACAGAAGTATGACTCTTTGCACGATACGTGTGTATGGGGATATGATTTTTCAAAATTGGGAATCCCTAGAGACGTGACCGTGTTCTTGGACTACACCTCATCACCAGAAGGTCGAAGCGGAAACGCCTATGATTTACAAGTGTCAGATCTTTTTGAAAATGGAGATTCTTTAGTTGATATATTAAATTGTCATATTGTTAAATCTGGAGAAGATGATGAAGTTATAGAAAATATGAAACCATTTGGCATAAATAGAGAGGGGTCACAATATGCGAGTGACGCTTTTACAGGTAATAATTCAAGAACCGTTTACTTTAAGAATTTGATACATAATATTACAGATGGTTCTAGAGATACTTTTGTTGGACTTGCATTATTTGGAGCGGTGTCAGAAAATAATGGATTTATAGTTGGACTTACTGGTAAAAACGAACCATCTGATGGAATCAACACCCCCGCGGAACGCGATAACGAGGATTGCAATAAGTTATTTGTGTGTAATGGTAATTTGTATGATCCAAATTGTTGGAAAGTGTCTAATCTAAAGGTTGTTGCGAGCAAGGTGGTTGATATAATGATAAGTTATAATAGTGATAACACATTAACATTTCAATTAAATCAAAGCACTCCCGAAACAATAGACTCTGCTTTTAGTCAAGAATTAACTACAACAAGAGATAATGTGCAATTTGGAACATGTTATGGTGTTGGAAGTGACGATTCATTCAACGGTAATATGACGAATGTATATTTATATGATTATTATGCAACATCTATAGTAAATTTACACCAACTAAATCCTAATCTTATATATTATGAGAAAATAGGAAATCTCTGGGTCGACGGTGTTGTTGGTTCCGACGGCGGCGATGGCGAAATTAGTATAGATTTTATTCTTGGTTCGGAATATAGTAAAAATTTTATTTCAAATGGCACATTCGAAGCAAGTACAATAACAAATCAACTTGATGAGATTATGTCGAGTTCATTTGATATTGTGAAAGAAATTAAAAATTGGGAATGGGAATTTCTTGCCGCCGACGGCGTAGACCCCTCGATTCGTGAAGTAATTAAAATGGATGAAGAGAGTTCATTTATACATATTATAAATCCCGATTTTACACGTATTGATTCATATCAAGTTTGTTTATTAGGAAATGAAGATATATATCAGGAAATATATTTAGATGAAGGCTATTATGAACTCGGTTTTTATTCGGCTTGTAAGCCGGATAGTTCTGGTAGTTTACCATTATTAGTATCTCTTATTGATATTAATTCATATTATGACCCCAACGCTGGCGCAGACGCCGGAGAAGAAAGTATTGGTAACGAATATTCAACATATTTATCCAATGATAAATCTTTAGAATATATTAGTCAATATTACTCAAAAAGTTATCCTGGTACATATAGGCTCAGATTTCAAAATATTTCAACGAATGGAACTATTTTAATTGATAATGTAAAATTATATCAATTAGACAAATCAGCAATTTTTGATTCTAATATTATTATTAATTATCGTCTATTTGGTGACTCATATATAACAGACAGAGTTTTGTATTTGCCTGATGCGTCGTCGGATGCATCACACCTTCTAATTAAGAATGGAATACATATGGATTTTGATGCCGGATTCTCTTTTGAAATTAAATTCTCTATAAATGATTTTTCTCAAAAATTCCAAAGATTGATATCTATAAAAGGTGATTCCATTAATAATCTTAGTTGGAATTTTGAATTGACAACTTCAAGTGCATTTCTCGGCGATAACTCTGCATTACGATTAGGTATTTTTACGGGAAGCCATGACAGTCCAGGTAAAATAATTCATCGGAGCGATGTTGACATTGCAACAAATATTAGTAGTAATGAGATTTATACTTTACATCTGAAATTTATTCGTCAATATATAGTAGGTGTATTAACAGATGTTAGTGGAAATATTTCTAATATTATAGACAAAGATTATGAAGAAATATCAACTGGAAGTGGAAGTCTGACACCCGATGACTTAAATGTTTATTTTGATAATACTAAGAATTGTTTAGGTGATGTTAATACAGATATATTTCAGCCTGGTATAGGAGAAAACCGAAATTTAAAAGGTAAAATATATCATATTAATATTATTGAATTAGAGCCAGAACCAGAGCCAGAGCCACAACCTGAACCACAACCAGAACCAGAGCCACAGCCAGAACCAGAACCAGAACCAGAACCAGAACCTGAGCCACAACCTGAACCACAACCAGAGCCACAGCCAGAACCTGAACCACAACCAGAACCGGAGCCACAACCTGAACCACAACCAGAACCAGAGCCACAGCCAGAACCACAACCAGAACCAGAGCAAGAACCTGAACCACAACCAGAACCTGAGCCACAACCTGAACCAGAACCTGCGCCAGAGCCACAACCTGAACCAGAACCTGCGCCAGAGCCACAACCTGAACCAGAACCTGAACCACAACCAGAACCTGAGCCACAACCTGAACCAGAACCTGAGCCAGAACCACAACCAGAACCAGAACCGGAGCCAGAACCACAACCCGAACCAGAACCAGAACCCGAGCCAGAATATTGGACACATTCAACAACCACAGCTTGGGTTCAAGATTCAGGTATTCTTTCTCAGCAATCTACAAATCAAAATGTAACTATAGAAGAAAATGGAATTATACAAAAGTTAAAATGTGATGCTATGGTTAATTTGTATACACGAAATTGTTCTATAACAAGTGTGTCGGCGCACGCCTCCAATGAACGTGGATACACTGTAACCACAACTGATGATGGTTCTTCAAAGCCAAATGTTTTGGTATTTTCTTTTAAAACGGATTTTAACTTAACATGGTCCTTCACCGCCCAATCAACAGGCAATATATTTGTAACACATAGTGAATTATCCGGTTGTAGTTATTATATTGACCAGGATTATCCAGATTTTTCAGGAAGTCATGATAATAGCGGTAATATGATTCAATGGAGCAATGCAGGAAGTCCGGACACATCCGCAGTTTTACCTAACAACTACGGAACCTTCGCTCAAACTCTTAGTTTTACAGAAACAGACGGATTGAAATTTTATTCGGCGAGCTCGGGTCCAGTTTACCAAGCTTATTTTGGCAGTCCATACAACATAGACAATTCCAAAAAACATTATGATGTGGTATTCTATGGTTTCGATAATCTGAATTTCCAATATGTCTGGGCCGGGCTTCCAGAAAATATAAATACAGATAAATCTGTGAATTGTTTTTATACTGGAAATAATGATATATATAACACTATCTCGGCATCAAATAATGACTATACTTTTCAAACATTATCAAACAATTATTACAAACTATCATATATAATAGGTTCGTTTACAGAAACAGTAAGCCCGAACTCCTACTTCAATAACGATGCGATTCATACTCAGAATGTATTTAATTCAATAGGGCTATGTCATTCACCATATCTGACAAACGGGGGAAGTATTTGGTCGTCGTCGCTAAGTGACTTGGAAGAACACATTATTATTCATCAAAAATCTAATGATATAGAGCTTCGGCAGAAGAGCGTTGGAGAAGTTGGTGGCGGTAGACTGATTGCCTTAATCACTAATACTGGCATAAATGTTCTAATAGAAATAGAAATAATTGATTCCGATTTCTATGTATATGTTGATAATGTACTTCAGTGGTCAAATAATGCTGACAGTGGTGCTTCACAAGTAGTAGGAAATAGTATATTTTATAATGGAAATGATGATAGTTGGTATGTAGTAGGAACAATGATACCAAATCCATGTGAATGGGATATTGAATTATTTACCAACTCATCCTCACACAGTGAGTTAAATAACCGCGATATGGCAGCTCTTTACACAGAAAACAGAGAAAAAGTAAATATTCCAATTGAACAAGCAAAACCTATTTTCGAAATAAGCAATTCTGGCGTTGTGTCCAATAACATGGCGTCGGACATATCTGACTATTCGTCACCAGATGTATGTTTTTCTTCACGTTATCCTTTAAATAACATAACAACACAAATTGAATTTAATATTAAATCTGGCACAGCTGGGGAATGGATAGTTGGCATATGTAGTATACCTTTCAATAAATGGAATGATACAAGTTTAGATACTACAATAAACAGAATAGCTGATGGAAGTGTAAGTGAAGCAGTATTTGGTTTTCATCAACCCGGTGAGGATAATCCGTATACGTGGTTAATTACCACAAGTGGAGGATATACAGGCCCATCTACTTATGAGAATAGTTATTTAGGTAAAACTTTGAAAATCGGTTGGAATGCTAAGAGTTTATCGGCTAAGTTTAGTGAAACTCTGCCAAGCGTTATTACATTCCACGCGGCGCCGGACGGCACAAATGGCCCTTGGGTTGGTGCATACTATTGGAAAAAAAAGACAGGTGCAACTGCCACCAGTGTTAGATATCAATTATACCTTTTGAGCACCAATGCATTTACAACAGATACTTATGGAGCAACGTTTACAATTAACACGAACAACGAACTCGTACTTGATGTCAATGACAGCATAGGTGGTTCTTTAACACCTGAGAAATTCAAAATAAATGGCGGGGCTGCTGTAGTTGGTCCGCATGTAGTAACTGCAAATGATGATATTGAATTATTGAGTGGAACTGGTCTTACCGAAGCCCATTTCACCGTTCCAAGTGAACTTGCTCCATCTTTCGGTCAAATATCATTATATGAAGATGGTGTTGAAATAGCAAATTTTGAAAATACACGAAATATAGTGAATTGGTATTTATGTGTACAAATTATGAAAATCGACACTGAAATAGAGGTGATTATACCAGATATGGATGCTACAGTAGAATCAGATAATGACTGGCATTGTCTTGGACAATACTCAGATAGCATAATTGATTTCGGAGATATAGAATACTTATCTATAGATGATTCACAAACATATATGAATACCAATTTTGGATATTTATATCCAAAATTACTAATTGGTATTTCGGACGCGCAGGATTCGGACTTAGACATCGCAAGCAATGGTGGGAATTTATGGAAAAGTGCATCCGGCGATGCCTATGCCGACGACGCTGTGCGTAGCACTAATCCTGGAATAACCATTTGGGGAGGCGACCACTACGCCGGGGCGTTTGAATTTATTTCTAATGCAAGTGGTAGTTGTAGCATTAGTTATGGTTGTGGATGGTCGACCGCCGCAGACTATAATGTAAAAATTTACTTGAATGGAGATGAAATTGCTTCTACAACAAGTCCTGGTCCTATAACACATACATTTAGTATTGCAAAGAATGATGTAGTAAGAATATATGAAAGTTACTCAGTAATTCATTTATATTCTATAACATTATCTTCTCAAAACATAACTATTTCGTCGTCATATTTATCGCCTCCGCTGACGCATGAATTGCTATTTGAGTCCGGTTCTATTTTCGATACCCCAAGCAACTATGCTCCAATAACCCCCCAATCTGATTACTATAATTATATTGTAGAGTCAAAAAAAGGAGAATATAATAAAATATCAGGATATTGGGAACCCCACGTCGACGCACCGTACCCAACATTATTTATTGGGTTATCAAAATATTCATTCAATGGTTATTCACGTGCAGATGATAATGGTTTGGATAGAATTAATTTAACGGATAATGAAGGGTATTTTTTATATGCAAACCCGTCTGGACATTTATTAATCACACCAGATGGTAAAAAAGTCGGTCAAAATTCAATACTGGGGGATGGCACCATCGTAAACGCGAAAATATATGATGATAGTTTCAATTTGGTTTCTATTACAAATATCGTCACCGGCGTCGACGGCGATCATTCAAAAAATCTACTCACTGTTACTATATTACCTCAACATGATGACAGCGATCCTAGAGTTACGTATTATTATAATGATAAACAAATACATTGGGAAGTTGATGGAACTCTGTATAATTCACATACAACAGAACATCGTGGTAATTGGTATGGTAATGTTTCATCAAGTAGACATGCAACATGGCATGTGAATCTTGGTAGTATTCCATTCGTTATTGATGAAAATATAGAAAAGGTTTCTATGATAGAAAATGGCATTGAATCATCAACTTTACCTATAACATTTACAACTGTAAACGATAGAATTGAATACGATAATAATTCAATTACTATAAAACCTGGATATAGTTTTGAATGTGGATACTATTTACCAGAATCTAGTTCTGGTGGTTTTCCCCACGTTATGAATATGACTTCAGACTCTACAGATCACTCGCCATCAAGAGGCAGCGACGGCACTACAATAATACTATTCATTGATTTCGGAGATATAGAATACTTATCTATAGATGATTCACAAACATATATGAATACCAATTTTGGATATTTATATCCAAAATTACTAATTGGTATTTCGGACGCGCAGGATTCGGACTTAGACATCGCAAGCAATGGTGGGAATTTATGGAAAAGTGCATCCGGCGATGCCTATGCCGACGACGCTGTGCGTAGCACTAATCCTGGAATAACCATTTGGGGAGGCGACCACTACGCCGGGGCGTTTGAATTTATTTCTAATGCAAGTGGTAGTTGTAGCATTAGTTATGGTTGTGGATGGTCGACCGCCGCAGACTATAATGTAAAAATTTACTTGAATGGAGATGAAATTGCTTCTACAACAAGTCCTGGTCCTATAACACATACATTTAGTATTGCAAAGAATGATGTAGTAAGAATATATGAAAGTTACTCAGTAATTCATTTATATTCTATAACATTATCTTCTCAACAAAACAACGGTTCTGCGTTTTTCTTTTTGTACAATCACAAAGCCGAAAATGTTACTGTTCCTGTTACTAATATATTATTTGCTGCATCATCTGAAACTAGAGGCGTCGTCGTCGGGGGGAGTCCGAGCGACTCGTTGGTGATCGTAAAAGATACATCAACAAATATGGAGACAGCAATGCCTAATTATTCAGCCGGGTCTATTAATCATATGGTTGTTAATTTTAATCCAGATGGATTCACGGGTTCACTTTATTGGAATGGTCAAGAATATTCAAAAAATCTAATATATGTTGATACTGGTGTTTTAGGAAATGACTTATTTAAAGTAGCATCACAGGCTGTGGCTGTGATAGGAGCAGGTGGTTTAGATGGAACGGGTGGTGCTCAGGGAACTGTAATCGCAAGTGGATATCACACCGGTTCACCAAGTCGAGATCCGTATAAAGCATTTAATAATATTGTGAATGAGGATTATAACCACTGGGGATATTATACAAATTCAACGCCGCCCGCAGAACCTTATGGAGAAGGCGAATGGATTAAATTTGACATCGGGGATTCTAGAATCATACATCGTTATCGCATGTGGCCACGAGGCCAAGGCACAACTGCATTGTACCCGATCTTAATGGCAGAAAAATTGCCCCGCAATTGGACAATAGAAGGTTCAAATGATGATTCGACTTGGACAACTATCGACACTCGAACCAATGAACATCACGCTTCCGCTATAAATTGGCCTTGGTCTTCTGCTACAGATTTAAATGACATTCCTTATAGTGAATTTATAATAGAATCTCCTGATTCATATAGGTATTACCGTTTGTTGGTTCAATCAACTAACGATGTGGGTGGCGTTGAAATTGGACAATTAGCATATTATGAAACAATCGGTTCATATACCTATTCAAATAATGTTATATCAGATATCACCGCGACAGCCACAAGTCCACCTGCAGATAGAGTTTTTGAATCAGAAAGCCTTAATCCAGGTTCAACAAATAGTTTACGATTTAGTTTTAGAGTAATAGGAATCAACGCCGGAGATAGTACTGATTTTAGCAATGGGTTTATTATTGGATTATCTAGTAAAAGTCTGGTTGATATTGATAAAGATCCCGGACAGTCTGCCGGGAGCTGGGCAAGCGATATACACATATTCCAATTTCTTTGTAATGGGGCGAACAGTCATGTTGGTATTCTTCATAATAACTCACAAGTTTGGCCACAGATAAGTACTGACGAATCTTTTTACCATGGTAAAAATTGTGAGATTATAATCGATACACCTCCAGCAAGCGACACTAGTGCATATGGGACGGCTGCGGACGCTAATGTGTATTGGCTAGTAAATGGAGAAATTGTACATACATATGTAATTACGAATGCATTGGCATCGGGAGATTGGCGTATTGTTGCAGCGGTATATAATCCCAATATTGAAATTAGATTTACTTCTATCGGAAAAAAATTTACAAACGGAGAGTGGGTATCACTTAGTAAATGGGTGGATGGAACTGATACTGGAGTACCCTGGTCTTGGACTCCATATGAGATTAGTGGCGGTGGACCATCATCAGATAGTAGCCGTCGTTTGGGAAATAAATTGACCGGTTCAATAATACATAAACTAAATATTTATGAAAACAATTTATGTTTAGATGTTTCTAAAAAAATGTGGCTAGACTTGAGGAGGGAGGGTTGGAAACCGGTTAGATATTTACCTGGTTATGAAACAGAAAGTTATACAAACATACATAAATGGTTTGATACTACAGATAACTTGTATGGAACACATGAAGCATATGGAATAGAAAATGATGAAACGAATGAATGGAATATACCATTCTTTGATTTAATGGGAAATAATACAAAAATTCGAATTGAAACGGGTAATGGAAAATATGGAATGGAATTTACAAAATCATTTTTGCTTGATTGGAATGAAACAAATGCCGGAGCCACCCAACACAGCGGGAGCGTGACAATTCCCTATGTTACATGGAATGGGATGACTTATAAAGATCACCCTTCACAATGGTACATGCGGAAATCAGCTTCAGAAAATGGAATGTGGCCTTTTGATGTTGTAGATGGAGATAAAAATATAGAATTTCAGGGTGATCCATTATTATTCATTAGTGGTACGTGGAGCTCCGGCGGCGCGGCTCCTTATCCTAATAACCCCGCCGCAAACCAAGACAACGGCGACGTCCTCGACGGCCCCCTTGCTTTAATATACTCAGAAAAGGGGTATGATCGGTCCGATAACCCCACAATTTCAAACATGAAAAATGAAAACAATGGTATATATGTATTTTTGAAATTACCATCAGAATTACCACAAAGAGATACAAATGTAGGTACGGAATACACTTGGGATTCAACTACTTATACACTTACTGGTACCACTGGAGGCGATTGGCATGAAACAAATTATTCTTTCCAAACTATTTCAAACGAATATAAAGGTGTTTCATTTAAAGTTTTCACGCGTGGTAATCGGGCGTGGTCGGTTGGACTAAGTAGTTATCCCCTTAGTAGTGATGGTTATACGTTAAACAACTCTAACAATGCTGTGGATTCAAATGCATATATAAACAAAGAATTTTATCAATTTCATGTTAATGGCAGCAATTCTTTAACCGCATCATCACCGCTCACATCCGACTCCATTGATTACATCCAGGTTGGTGATGGAAGTGTAGATCTCTTTGATGACAAACATCTGTCAATTATAACCGTTCCAAGCGAAAATAAGGTGTATTTCTATATAGATGCCGTAAAAGTACAGGAATACACTACTACTTATACCGGAGATTGGTACATTTGTGCTCAGATGCATTCCGACACTACTTTACAATTCACAACACTCATTGGCACCACCTAAGTTAATAAAAATAAAAATAAAAAAAAATAAATTTTTATTATAGATTTTCTTCTCTTCCAAATTTTGGGTCAACATTTTCAAACATTTTTGAAAATTTACCGGATATATCATTATCATAAAGTTGTTCTTCATATATCTTGCGAGGTATATAACGGTATTCAATACGTGGAGGTGGGCAACTAAATGACATTTTCGTATATCCTATTGTAATAAATACAATACCAATAAGTAGTAAAGCTAAAGCAAGTGTTCTAAACATTATATGTTCTATTATAAAATAATTTGGTAAAATACATATTATAATTATTAATGGATCCAGAATACAACTATTTAGAAAAAATTCCACAAATGCATCGTTACAGAAAAAAAAGTAGCATGTTTAACACAGCGTATACAATTGAAGATAATTTAACACGAACGGCTGGAATTCTAATAACAGGTGAGGAAGATTGCCCAACAAATAAAAGGAAAAAAGATTTATCTGTTGGAAATACAGGATATTATGAAAATGGAACTTGTGGTGAAGGAAGTACACCCGAATGTGAAGGCAAATCACGTCATATTTTAGTAAACAATTTACCTTTTAAACAAAAAGGTAACAAAGGATTAATTCCTAGCATTATAAATGATATAACCACATCTTTTGAACCAATTGGAATACTTTCTAACATGAATGGTTCTGGTGAATTCGTAAATGATAAATGTTCAATGCAAAATATTAGTGTTGTTCAATTGAATCCGGGTGGAAATATGTATGAACGTAAGTTAAAAGCATGTGTTGCAGACGTAACATTACCACCTGTTGTAAAATCAGTAGAAAACTTTGAATCAGAAGTATTTATAAAGTCGCGGCGTTGCAATACGCTGTTGATAACGATTATTGCATTGACATTACTGTTATCATATAAACGATCTAAATGGATGTTTTAAATATTGTGTTATATTATTAATAATGAATGCTGAGCAGGTTCAACAACAAATTAATAGCGCTACCGAAAATGTTAAAGCAAAGGGTGAAGAACTTAAATCAAATACAATATTGAGCTTTGTCGATGGTTGCGAAAAAGTTGCACTGGCATATACCGATTTAGTTAAAACCTATCAAGATGAATCAAACGAGTGGGTTGCATTGGTAGAGCAACTCTTAGAATGTGTCAAGAAAACTGTTCCTGCGGATGATTCCAACTTTGCGGATTTATTATCACAAATAGACGCTTTAAAAACAGATTTCGTTTCAAAAGATAATGAAGAAAAACTTGCATCAGCCATAGATAGTGTTAGTAAAATAAGTGGTATTGTAGATGAATTCAAATCAAAGAGAGCTGAATTATCTAAACAAAAGGATGCGGAATGTGCAAACAGAACTGCACCTGCACCAGGTCCCGCACCTGTTGATCCCGTATCTCCTGCGGGACCAGGTCCTGCTACTGATATCGTACAAGATGTGCAAGTTGCGGATGATGTATTACCAGGTGCATCATTACCGAATGATCAGTTTTCAAGTCTTTTTGGAGGGGCACGCCGTAAATATAAATATAAGAAAACAAAAAAATCGAATAAGCGTCGCTCAAAGAATAGAAAATAAACTGTTTTATAAAAAAATACAATTAAAATAATATGCCAAAATTTAATGATTATCCTGAATTTACACCAAATCTAACTCCAAAACAAATATTCTCACTAGGTAGTTTCATTGACCAAGGGGGGTACTGGAGGGATATTAATTCAAGTATTTTGGATAAAAGATTAAGTAATCAACATAAAGAATTCAATTTTTTGAAAGATATACCTGAGCATTTATTGATAAATCCTGAAAAAGACTACAAGAAGTACAATAGATATTCTGTAAAAGCTGGTTCTTCTTTAAAAGATTGGGAATCAAAAGATTGGATTCATCCGCAAGATCCTTATGGCTGGGTACAATGGTATTGTAGATTTTATAATGGTAGAAGAACAGAGGATGACAAGAGACAAATAAAACGCTGGCTCAACTTAGCTGGACCTAAAGGAAGATTCAGAAATGCTCTCATAAATAAAATTAAAAACAAAAAAGCAAAATTTAATGATGAATCTATATCACCCGTTATAAGACAAACATTACAACACTGGGGATATAGATTAACACAAAAGGATTTTATGCAATAAATATTTATTTAAATTATGCATGTGGCCTTGGCCACGCTATCCTTATCACAGGTCATCTTCAGAATCGGCTACAAATTCATTCTGTTCTCCATTTGAATCTCCTGACTCTACTTCATCGTCTGATTCATCCTTGAAACTATATTCATTAATCTGATTATGTGGTGAAACGCGGATTTGAATTAGATCCCACGTTACACCAAACTTACCACCAGCAAACCAAATCCCGCCGAGCTTGATAACTCCCTCTACAGTCTTACCCTTTTGCAACAGGAACGGCAAATCCGCATCTAGTTTAGTATTCGGTGGCTCTGAATCATAACAACCAACTCTAAATGATTCATCTTTATTTTTTGAAATTTTTACCTTAAAAGTCGGGGGGTACTTGTCAGTAGGTTCACCATCTTCTGTAGCTACTTTAATAGATGGAGAGAACAGTGCCTGGGACACATCCCTCGATTGCTTCTTCTTCTTAAACCATTCAAGTGAATTTGTAGTACTATCGTCAAGAATTTTATTATCAATGTTTTCTAAAAGAGTTTTAAGTTGTTTAATATGTTTTAAAGATTGTGTGCCAAATGATAAATCTAATGTGTACTTAGTCTTTTCTCCATCGTCGAAACGCCCTAATCCATAAGGACATCTCATTTTAGGAGTCTGAATATAGATTGGCTTTCCATCTTCATGTGTCATATACATAATTTTGGCATGGTCGCCAAAGGACTTAATGTCTGAATATTTAATTTTAGATACATCAATATTCTTAGAATAACGGACGTTTTCCTTTCCACCAATAATTTGATGCTGCATTTTCAATAATCTTAATACTTTACATATAAAAATCTATGTTCATTTTTTTGACATTTTGAAATTTTAATATTTTTAAATTTATTTAGACACCACTTGATTAGAAACTCCATCCCAATGTTTAAAACTCGCATCAAGCATTGCTGTTTGTCTAAATTCATCAATATCTGTACCGGTAGTATAAGCTGGTACTGATACGTTTTTTCCATTTAATACATTTAATCTTTTATCTCCATCACTTCTCATGGGTTTGCATTCAGATGGATTACCGGGTGATAATACCCAATAATCTGGGCATTTAGAAACATGTGGAGGCCATGGTATTTTTGAATTTTTATCAGACATAGCCTTGTAAACTGAACTAAATATTAAAATTATTACAAAACAGACTACAATACTTAATGTGTAAGTACCCTTCATATATATATAATATTTATATAAAAAAAATAGAATTAGAATACTTTATGTACATCTATGAATTCTTATCCATGCGTTGCATTGCCTCCTATAATTTTTAAAATCCACTCTCAGATACACGTACGCCATTAATTACAATTTCTGAGTGAGGAATGGACGTCGGCAGACCGGTCGTATCATCGACTGCGATCACGGTTACATTTGTAAAGGAGTCTTCATTTAACAAATTACCATTACTATCTAATAATCCACTTTGTACTTCATTAGGCATAAAAATTGTTATATTTCCGGGAAGACAAAGAATAACCCTTTCAGATATTGTTATGTCATTTGTACCATCAGATATATTAAATGGTGTTGTTATTAGACCCGGATTGGCCGACGAGAGATGCGTGGCCGACGCCGAGAACGCGATATTTTGATAGCTCGCATTATCCGTGATTGATAAAGTCATTTCTTTTGGATACGTGTATGTTGTTTCGGGCGCCGTCCCGAAGCCCGATAATCGGCCATAGTCTATATTTGTTATCCAACCCGTCGGGTCGGCCCCGACGCTGAGCGGATTACCATTCTCATCGTATTGAAGTCTATCATTATAGGGTTGCGTGGTAGGCAAAAGCGAGAAACGACCTGTGCCACTAACATCTAAAACTAAAGCAGTAATTCTCTCGATATTATTTAAAAATATTAGAGTATGTCCGTCCGGAAAAGTGCTGCCGTGCATATTCCACCAACTCGGATCCTTCATTGTATTGTTTTCACTATAATTCACGGGCTCCGTCGCCGCGGAACTACTACCAATATATCCATTTGTATGTCCGTTTATAGGATGACCTGGTATGTTTTGAAGGTCTACATCTGATGCCCCCGCTGAAACATACACTGTTCTTATTTCTACACTTGTAATTGCTGGTGCCTCTGGTTCAGGTTCGGGCTCTGGCTCAGGCTCAGGCTCTGGTTCAGGTTCTGGTTGTGGCTCTGGTTGTGGCTCTGGTTCTGGTTGTGGTTCTGGTTGTGGCTCAGGCTCAGGCTGTGGCTCTGGTTCTGGTTCCGGTTCTGGTTCTGGATATAACGCTTCTGGTTCTGGCTCTGGCTCAGGACCGTCAAGATAATGGAAGAACGGAGTGTATGTTAAAGCATCTTCAGAACCTACTGCTGCTTTATACCATTTGTAAAATGGTACAAAATCAGGTCTATGTGCTATCATGGGAACACTTAAATAGTCTATATATCCCCATAACCACTGTGATACAGTAACATCTTCTGAAAATACAGTATATGTATATCCTCCAAGTAACGTATCATTACGAGGTATACGATTTCCACCACCATTATAAGGTGAATAATTATGCTGTTCATTCGTATTTGAATTATACCATTGCATGAAGATAATATGATCCGAAGAAAGATTCCAATCCTCAACGCTAATATCTGCTATTAAATATGTAAAATCATAATTGCTATTTGTATATACTGAACCAGAAAGAGAACTATATCCCATTGATGCCATTTGTGCATTAGAAACACCTGTTTTTACTAAAGATCTTATGACAGGGGCAGCACTGGCAGAAGCAACCGCTTCTGCTGGTCCAAAACCCGAATCTACCCATAAATCAAAAGTATGGTTTGGATTTGCAGCGGATATTAAATCTCCATATGATTCTCCAGATGAATGCATATAAACCAGCCAATCGGTATATGCAGTATGAAGTATATCAGCCGTTTTGCTCTGCTCAGATAGATATCCAATAGTTACAGGATTTCCAGTTTCTCTTCCGTTTGCACCAAATGGATTTGGATCAGATAAATAACTTGTTCCATTACCACCAGAAGTAATATTTTTCCACGCGTTTGTTATTTCAAATAAATCAGTATTTGTAACACTATCGTTAAGTGCATTGAAAAAGATTTCGTTGTCTGTTGTCAATTCATCAATATAACCAGACATATCATTTATTAAAGTACCAATATTTGCAGTGCTATCTGCTAATTTTATTCCTGAAATTCTATACAACCAGAACGGTTGAGTTCCAGTCTTCTTTCTAATTTGTAAATTACCATCATAAAATCTTATACCAAAAAGGGCATTGCTTTCGAAATAGTAATCTGCTTCTGGTTCCGGTTCGGGTTCAGGTTGATCTCCTATAATATTAACAAAGAATTCTTGAAGCGGTATTGTATTTGTAAAGTCTATGTTTCCATCATTATCAGTATCATGATAATCAGATATAGATATGTCATTACCATCATTAAAATCCGTGTATGTTTTTGCATAAAATTGTATTAACGTGTTATTTGCTAGACCTGGTGCGGTATAACCAATATTGAATGACGATGAACCTGGAACACTCCCATCTAAATAATATAACCAGGAATTAGTAAATTTATCACCTTCTGAATAGGCACCAATCGGAACAACGTAAATCGATCTGCCGACCCCCGGCTCTATAACATTATCTTCGCTATCTTTTAATTTATTAACTTTTACTAACACATCACCAGTATCATTAACATATTTTCTATCACCAACGTTAGTACCATCAGATTCTTGATAATCGGCCGCAGCAAATAGATTAAATTTTTGCTCAGAAGATCTAATGTAAAAATATTCAATAGTTATTAGACTCTGTGTTGTATTTTCAATTTCCATAAGTTTTGTATTTAAATCTATATGCAGTGTTAAATCAGATATAGGAGGTTCTGGCTGTGGTTCAGGTTCTGGCTCAGGTTCTGGTTCTGGTTGTGGTTCCGGTTCCGGTTCTGGCTCAGGTTGTGGCTCTGGCTCAGGTTGTGGCTCTGGTTCGGGTTCTGGCTCAGGTTGTGGCTCTGGTTCTGGTTCTGGCTCAGGTTGTGGTTCTGGCTCAGGTTCTGGCTCAGGTTGTGGCTCCGGTTCTGGTTCTGGTTCCGGCTCTGGGGCTGGATCATCTTCTGGTTCCGGCTCTGGTTCTGGAGCACTGAATTCAACAAAATGAATATCATCTATTCTCATCGATAACCAAACCGAGTTCGTCTGTTCTTGAATAATCATTCTATAAAATTCAAATATTTTACCATCACCACCATATGTCATTGCCAAATTCGGAACAGCGATATCAGAATATTCAGTATATGATAACTCTGCGGCTGAATGTATTAAAACACAATTATTATCTGCATTATCAAAAGTATCTTCATCAGAACCCAATAATACAATATTTTTTGGTTTCGGTCGGTCTCCCTTAGATTCTATTCGCATAAATTCACCTAAGGCATTTGCATCGCTATTAGATGATCTATCATAATGACTAAATTGTACCCATTCACCATGCACTTCTTGTGAGTCTCCATTACCATCAGTATAATAACTTTTATATTCTGAGTTTGCATTACCTTCAATATCATATGAAGCAATTAGATTTTCATCGTCTGTAAAATTCTTCCAAAATCCATCACTATCTTTTAATCTTGTTGGTTTGTAATCTTCCGATAAATAAGTTGAACTTTTAATAAAGGAGAAGAATGATATTTTAGAAATTGTAGCTGGAGCTCCAGCACTTAATACTTCTGGATTTGAAATATTAGTAACAACAAGTCTGTAATAGTTAAATAAAATATTTTCATTATAACTCATATCAATTATTGCTACAGAATCTCTATATTCAAGTTGTACATTTCTTATAACAACGGCACTTGAGTTTTCTGAACCAATATCATTGTTTAAAGAACCCAATAATACTACATTATTCGGCCTACGTCTACAGCTGCAATTTATTTGCATTGCAAAACCAATTAAACCACTATCATCTTTACCCGCTAAATGATAGTTATTCATTTGTATCCATTCACCAATTACTATATTATTTCCATTATAGTAGCTCTTTTTAGAATCTTCATCAATAAATATACCACTTGAATCATAGCTATATGCTGATTCCCATTCTCCATTTTGTATATCATAATTCTCATTAATAGCTGTAGAGCTGACACTAAACACACCCTTACTATAATCTACTTCACCTTGAAGTGATTCAGACCATCTTAAATAATTATTTCCTTTTAATTTGCTAAGAGTATACGCATGGTGGTTTTGATGCCTTCCGGGTTTAAAATCATCCTCTTCACCCTGAGCAATTTCAATAACTCGCCTTTTATCAATGCTATTACCAACATCTGTTCGAGATGCCATTTCTCTTATTATTGTACAATTTAAAAAAATGAGACTAGTTCATTTCATAATTCAATACATTACCAGAATCTCTTTGTTCCCAACATTTTATATTTAATCCACCATTATGAGCCATAATATGACATTTTTTACACAATACTACCAAATTTGACACAACATCTTTATGAAATGTACCAATAAATCCATCACGATTAGCTAAACATTGCATATTTATGTGATGTGTATCCAAAGGCAATGACATTTCATTTTTAGGTGAATAAGCACAAACAGCACATTCTGATAATAATACACCTCGGTTATATCTAGACCTATTGCTATCTGTACGTGTGGATGTTTTTGTTTGACAACGATTCATCATTTTTAAAAATTTATTATTCTTAAAAATTTTTTGAGCAACAATAGTACCATAATTTCTTTCATTTGGTGGCCCTGCGGTTAGTTTCCTATCGAAAATGAGACTATTTGATTCAATACGCACTTTTAAATGACATATTTTTACCTTATCCATAAGCGGAGCATCAAGTAATTCAAATAAATGGGTAGCAAAAATAAAACTAGATTTCTTTTCATTTAACCATAATAACATCGATGTTACTATTTGCGTTGCAGATTCACGCTCCGTTGATGCACAAAATTCATCAGCTAATACCAGAGAACGATTATTTGTATTAGCAACACATTGATTTGCTTCCCGAATTTCACATATAAATGAACTATGCGCTTCGAACAAATTATCAGTATTTCCAATACGAACTATTAGTTTATTGTAAGGACACAAAGTATATTCTGAAGCAGGTACAAACATTCCAGCTTGCGCCATTATAACAGATAATCCAACACTCTTCAACAGAGATGATTTTCCAACAGAATTTACTCCATATAACAAATAGCTTTCTTTAAATCCAATGCGAATATCATTTGGTATAAATGCCTGCTTCTCGACAGACAATAACTGCTCGATTATTGGATGACGTAGTTGTTTTGATTCTATAAAACTATTCTCACAATTAACCAATGTTGGTTTTACATAATTCCATTCAATAGCTAACTTAGAATAAGAATAATATACATCAAGCCACGCCATTGATTCAATTATAACTGAAATACTTGATTCAAAATATGTATCATAATAAAAAAGCACCTTTTCAGATACCTTTTTTTGTGTTAGCGAAAGGATCTGTCCTTGCAAATCGCAAAGTTCTACACTAATTTTCTTTATATTATTACTACTGATTTTTGATACACTTGTACTATTAGAAATTTCTAAATCAAATTTGTTTTTGTCTTTTAACTGTGTTGCAATTCGACTACCTCTTTTTTTTGTAGTTTCAAAATAGAAACCATCTTTGTCGGTGTTCTTCAAATATATTGGTTCATTAATCAAATCACATAAATATGTTCTAATCAGCTCAAGTTCCTGATTTAAAGATTCACATTGAAAATACAAATCATCAAGCTCAGGAACTATATCTCTATTAAAAACATTACCAGAAGATTTGCAATTATCAATAGAAAATGTATATATCAAATCACCACAATATTCTTTAAAATTTTGAATTACAGTATCATTAGGTAACCAATAAATAGAATTATCAATAGACTTAAAAATATTTATCAATATATTGATATTTTCATTAATATTACAAATCCTAGGAATATCATTGTATACATTGATTTTACCAATCGCAAATCGTCTGTAAAATCTATCCAAATCACAAATTTTTAAATATGTTTTTGTTTCATGTAGTAATTTTCTATTATCTAGAAATAAATCAACAGATTTGTAACGTTGTTCCAGTTCGTCTATGTCATTAGAAGGATTTTTTAACAAATATTTTAACTTCTTAGAACCACCTACAGTTAGTGTTTTATCAATGAATTTCAATAAGTCATTACCTTCATTCGATATTACTTGCAGTTTTTGCAAAGCATGATTATAAAATTCCATATATTTACTCTGGTTTGGTCCATCAACAATCGGTCTTGGCAAATTTTTAACAAAAATTGGCTCATGATCTTTCAAAAAATCTAACATATATATTAAATTAGCGATTTCATGTGGTAAACATTTGTTCAATTCCAATGAATCAATCACATTTTCATAAATACTTAAATATTTCTTAAAATATTGACTTAAAATCTCATTTTGCGGAAGAGCCTCCAGTAATTGCTCGGGTGGAGCAATTTTTTTGTAATGAAACAATATTTTAGAATTTGTTTCTGGAATTTTAATATTTTCTGCACTAATAACATTTAATAATACCTCATTAACTCTATTTTCACTAATTATGTCACCAATATTATCAAAAATATGTTCAATTGTCTGTTCATTTTCATTTTTAATTGATAAAATACGGATTTCTCCACGATTTGAATCATATATTGAATAGTAACCATAATAATCATCGTTTTCGATTTCTATTAAAACAGACATTAGAATTGATTCTTTAGAATCATCATCACTATCAAATACACATCCAGGAGAACTTATTTTTGTAACTCCTCGCTCTATAGGATCGCGTTTTATTTGGTCGACATATACAATTGTATAATTCTCTTTTAATAATCGTTTCTCAAATCTTTTATAGGAATGATCAGGAAAACCAGCCATAATACAAGATCTGTTATTTCCACTTTTTTTTGTTGTAATACGAATTTGTAATATATTCCTACTAACTTTGATCTGTTCATCTTCTTCATTCCATGCATAAACTTCATAAAAGCTACCAGTTTGCATCCAAATAATCGTTTTAGGACCATACTTCTTTCTATATTCATTTGTTATTTCTATGTATTCGTCAACTAATAACTGAGGCATTTTACTACTATCAATTAATAATTATAGATTTCTCTTTAAGTATTCCAGAGATTCTTTCGAATCATTCGTCCAAGCTATTTTATATATATTATAAAAAATAGGAAATTCATATATCCACCCATTTTTCTCAATTAATTTACCAATTAAATTTACAGTATGGTGATCGGGTATTTTCATTCCTGGATATAGAAATTTTTCAAGAATATTCCAATTATTTAAATCAAGATGTTCACAATCAGAAAACGATCTAGCCAATTTTCTACCTCGTCCATATACACTAGTTAAATACAAGTCACCAATTCCACACGAAAACTCATAAAATGTGTCTTTTGATACATTTTTACGAAGTTTTAAAGATAATTTATACATTTCATTTAAACCCTTTCTAATTAATAATGCAACACTATTTGGTTTATTTCCCAAAAATCCAACTCCAATTGCAATAATATTTTTAAAAATTCCGCATAATTCTACGCCGACCCTATCTATAGTAATTTGTGTTTTAAAAAAATCATTATTAAATAATTTTTTTACTAAAATGCCAGTTTCTAAATCATTAACACCAATTGTAGCTTCTGATAAATCCTTATTGTCCAATGATGAATATAGATTTGGTCCACTCAAACAAATAACGCGTGCGTCCGCAAAGCGTCGCTCAATCAATTCACAACAAGTTAGTATATTATTTCCAGTTTCGTTTATAAAAACACTTTTTACAAGACTAATTACTATTTTATTATTCAAATCAATTTTTTTTAGTGTTTCTTCTAAAAAATTACCTGGAATTGCAATAATTATAATGTTGCTTGCATTTACTACAGCATTTATATCTGTATATGCTTTGATATTTGGTGGAAAATTTGATTTTAAATAAGTGTTATTCGTTTTTTTTGTATTTATTTCATTTGCTATTTCACAACGTCTACACCAAATAAATAGTTCTTCAACTTGTGAAGCAACAACTAAAGCAATTGAAGAACCAAAACTCCCACTTCCTAAAATAGATACTTTATTTTGACTCATAATATACACATTATTCAGTATTAAATACTTATATTATGAGTTATTGTTCTCCACATTGTTTAAGAATTTTTCTAACTCTTGTACTCGATTTTCTCGGTAATCAGTAATATATGTTAGTTCTTCTTTCGAATACATATATTTTAGTTGACTTTCTGAAACATTTATATCTAATTTATTCAAATAATCCTTTGCTATAGATATAGAATAAGGTTTATTAAATCCTATACATATTTGTTGCAACATCATTAACTCTTTATTGATAAGTTCTTGATGCCGTATGGTTGACATTCCAGTAATATCTCTTCTCATTATTATATTAGATTAACTTTTATTAACTATCATTTTTATACTTTATTTTGAAACTTAATATAAAGATTATTCAGTATTAAATACTATATTATGAGTGATTTTAGAACTCCAGTTGGTGCCGAAGAGGAGGTCGATTATTTAGAAGTTGATTCTGCGATTCCAGGACAAAGTTATTGTTGCATAAGTTTTATTTCTCCAGAAAAGGTAATCGTTCAGAAAGATAGATTTTTTCTTCAAAAATTTTTGAAAGATGTTGAAAAATCAGAAAAAACGCTGGACGCAAAAACGTTTGAAACTGAATATGATGATTATGTTGCTATTAATGAGAAAGATTTAGAAAATGCGTATCACTCAGAAGTAAGTTTTAAGACATCTGTTCGAGGATTGAAGGTAAGAGGTGTTTACGGTACATATGAAGAAGCCGCGAAAAGAGCCGAATCATTACAAAGATCCGATCGTGCATTCCATGTTTATGTAGGTCAAGTCGGTTACTGGTTACCGTGGGATCCCAACGCCGATAATGTCGATAATCAAGAATATATGGAAAAAGAACTAAATGAATTGATGAAAAATTATCAAGCAAATCAGGTTCAAAAAGATTTATTCTACTCTAATCAAGTAGATGAAATGAAACGAAAAGCCGCCGCAGAACAACTTGAAAAAAAACAGAAAAATGATGCCGACGCCGCGCGCGAATCTGCTTAAGCTTTTTTCATATTTATAGCACAAATTTGAATGTCATCAAAAACATTCGAAAAGTCTTCCCAGCTCATCCAAAATAACCCATCGTCATCTCTAGTATGTTCCAATTCTTTTCTTAATTTGGGCATATTTTTCCAATTTTTACATTGGTCTGACCATTCGCCATTCCATTCGATATCACTACCCCATGGATTTCGAAGTTGAACTAATTTTAAATCATCTTTTTCAAATACACGAATTACTGAATAAGCATGTCTTTCGACTAATCCATCCTGTCTTCTCGCTTCCATGACATCACCACAGATAGCTGCACCAACTAAATAATTATTTTCATCGCAATTTTTCATATAATTGAACAAATCCTCATCATTATTTTTTACGTGAGAACCATACAACCACATATTTTGAAAATTAAATGGATCTTTTTTGGTTTTTCCAATCGCAATTTGGCGCTTTTCCCAAAGATTGTTATTTTTGTGCCAAAATTCAAGTTCTTCACATCCAGTCAATGTAAGCCAAGCTAAAGCAGGATATCCTCCATTTAATTTAGAATATGATCCAGCAACCTTTGCAAATGCTTTTTCAAGCAACAAAATATATAACTCATTTTCATTTGGCTGGGCAAAAATTGGTCTGGGTGTTTCAAACCATTTATTTTTCTTATTACATGGTATCCGATCGTCAATAGTTACTGTTATCCAATCCGAAATGGATGCATCATACAAAGAAATGTCATATTTTCCATTTTCAGAAATTTTATTTGTTTTAAAAATTTTATCTTGAAAATATTTGGGAAATTCCGCAATAGACGATAATGCTGCTAATAACCAACAATCACCCAAGGCACCTTGCATAATATCGTTTGGTTCGACATAATGGAATAGAGTCATATATGAATCCGATGGTTGTAATTTAGTACCTCGAATCCATGTCACTTCTTGTTTAACGAGTTCTCCTAGAGAATCATTATTTGCGTCGAAATCCTTATCACAAAACAAATCATTTTGTTCTTCTAATGATATATCATGAATTGTACCTTCGTGGCGCTTGACCACAAGTCCTGATTTTGTCCAATCTGCATTTTCGGGCGAATTTTCTTCAGTAAAATCAGAACACATAAAAAACCGAGAAGAATTTGGATTATTTGAAATGAACCATTTACATGATTTATAATATAAATACATATTATCTTCAGCATTGAAGTATACGCCGTTTCCTAAAGAATATCCACCATTAATATTGTGGTATTTGGAATAAACAACAACGTGTTTGGCTGGTTTGTCGTCGTCATCTTCATCTTCATCTTCTGGATTTGGTTGTGGCTCTGGTTCTCTTAGTATTTTTGCAGAAACCGAATCATATTTTTGCCAATTCATCCAACCTTTATAGAAAATCCAACCATTTGATGATTCAATATCTTCTGCTTCTAAATATGCATTAATAGAATAGGAACCGCGTCTTCGAGATATACAATAAAAATCTTTTGCTAATTTATAAATAAATAACTTTTTTCCGTTTTTTTTCTTCATGTAAACATCTTCTCCAAAGAGTCCTTTTTTACTAGTTTTTAGATAAATTCCTCCATATTTTCGAATATCTGGTATATTTTTGCAGTTTAAAATTAATTCTGTCATATATTTCTATATTTATAAGAGTCAAAAACGAGTTTTAAAGTTTAGTCATTTTTCTCTAAAAAAGGGTCTCCATCACTGAATAATATGGTTGTTGTAATTATTAATGAAAGCGCTAGTCCAGGCAAGATCGCATCGAAGAGAGATAGCATTAATAATACATAATATTAGTCTGAAAATCAATTTTTTAAAGTTATTTTTATAATATTTGTTATATTAATAGATAATGGATAGAAGATTCATCTCAAATGAACATTTTATAAAACCAAATTCAAAATCGAATGATAGATGTGTAACAGAAACGGATTGTGCAAACCCGAAGTGCAGATGGGTCTGCAAGGCACCTGAGTGTGTTCAGACTTCCAAACCGAGGTGTGATATGCCCGTCTGTCGCGTGGAGTGTGAACCGTACAGGCCGTCACTTGATGACTGTAAGATCCAATGTCCAGCGCCATCTTGTAGGACCGTCTGTAAAAATTTAGAATGTGGTTATAGCTGTTATAATGAATGCACAAAACCAGCTTGTAAATACGTCTGCGAAAAAAAAGTTCCGAAATGTAAGGCTACGTGTGATCCGCCAAAATGCAACTTAGATTATCAATTGCCAACAGACTGCCCTAAACCTATCTGCAACATGATCTGTGATT